CTATATTCTAACACCCCACGTGTTGATTTAACTTTTAACTTCCATGTCTGGCGTCAATCTCAATGGCTCCTTGTCGTCCATTTGTGCCTGTATCTCATTGATTTTAGTTTGAATATGTAATTTCAATTCTGTCAAAACTAAAATTTTACCATAAGCACTTGAAGTTATACTCATATCTTGCATTGTTTTTAAATTCTCAAGTGCCAAGTCTGAGATTGATTGATTTATGCTTTTGTCTTTCATGCTTTCCTCCTTTCTATTTTAATTAATCTAATAATATATAATATTCATCGGTAAAGTTTTTACTAAACCAATTCAATAGTTTTTGCATTTTTTTATGTTTACCATCTACTTCTGCATTTTTAATTGCAACATAAACACCCCTTGCAAATCTAGGTAAAATACACTTTTGACCACTAAATAGATTTTCAACTTCCACTAATTCGCAATCATCATAGACCACATCACACGGCAGTTTGTATTTTTTATTTTTAAATTCTATTGTTTTCATGTTTTCCTCCTTTCTATTTTAATTTCTCCATCCTCATCAAATATAATTGGAGGATCTTGATCTTCACACCAATCGTTAATATCTTTATTATTTTCATTTACAAAAAACTTATCTTCAAAATTTTTATCCTCTCCATATTCTTGAGGATATTTATCATCAAGATTATGTTTAGCTAATAATTTAGATAATTTACTTAATTTATTAAATTTCATGTTTTCCTCCTTTCTATTTCCTCTATATTTTCTATTGTAAAATCCCCTGCTGAATTTGACCAATCACTACTTAAATAATCAGAGGCGCAAGTGTCTAATGCAATCTTTTTAGCCTCTTTTTCGTTTTTTGCTTTTATTTCTGTTTCATAAATAGCGTATATAGTTTCTTCTGCTCTTACTTTATATCTTTTCATGTTTTCCTCCTTTCATATTATCCTTTATACTCCTATTATTAATTTAATCAAGTTTTATTTTTGAGTTTGGTGCATTAAATTTATGTTTATGTTTCTTAACTATTGGAACAGACACACCAACTATTTTATGTCGTTTACTTCGTTTCTCGCCTTTCGCTGAGTGGTATCTGTTAACCCACATATTTTGAGGCACAACTGACCATCTCAACTTTCTTTTTTCTGTGTCCTTCTCAATAGATTTTTTTAACTCAATACCTTTTTTCCTTCGTTTAGCATTTTTTAATCTTTGTTTTTCTCGTTGCTTTTTATCTGTCCAATATAAAACAGTTGCTTGTGATACCTTAAAACGCTTTGATAGATCCTCTAACGTCTTGCCTTGACCTCTAAGAACATTCATCTCTTCAATGTCCTTAGAGGTTAGTTTATATCTCTTATCAATAGAGATCAGTTTATTATTAACAGGCATTAATCTATTAACCCACTTAAGGATACAGAGTAAGGTTTTCCATCAACCCATTCCATATAGTAACCTGTAGCGTCTCCACCTTTGGCATTATATTTATCTACTAGTTTATTATTTAAATTAAATAGTGCTTGAAGGTATTTTTTCTTTTCGCCAACTATTTCTTCATTTTGCACTTTTTCCCAAAAGTTAACAACCTCTGATGTAATTCCTTCCATTGCTATTGTTAGAGCAAATTCTGAAGGTCTTCCATAATGTTCTTCTAATTTAACTGTATTCATTTTATTTTCTCCTATATTTTTATAATTAAACATTAAATATATTCCTATATTATCCTACATATAATGTCAAATAAAAAGTTTCACGTGAAACATTTTTTTTCTATTTATAGTTGTATAGTGAATTACAACTTGTAGTCGTATTCTTAAACTGCATACAACTACAAGTTGCATTGCAAATTATAATCATTCTAATCTATAAATGTTTTATCTTCCCTCATGTTGTGGAAACATAAAAAACCATTTAATTGTAAATGTAGCTGCTATTGCAAAGCCTAGCCAAAAATCAAAGTGGATTGCTAAGACTACACCTAAAAAAATCATCGCAAAGTGTAATGCGAAATATATTGCTTTTAACATTTTTTTATCCTTTCTTTTGTTTCTGATCTCATCAGTTGAGGCCTTACCTCAATACACCCTCTGGTTGAGGGTGTTTCGATCTGTTTATACATGATTTATTTTAAAAGTTGGAATTTGACTATCCCATCTTTTTAAAGTTTCTTTTTTCTCCCATATACTTTCTAAAACTTCATTTAATTGATCGTTGTATATGTCTTTTTTGGTGTCTACAATTCGACCCCTTACGTTTTTAATTTCAATGTCGTATAAATCACAACCATTTAAAACAATTCTAACAGTTGCATATTTATATTTTGAAGTGTTACTAATATTAAATTGCAATCCATAAAGCCCTTTTTCATTTTCAAAAGCCCCAAAATTTCTTGATGCTGAACACATCAAAATAGTTGGATGAATTTGTGATCTAATTGTTTTTGCTAAATTTAGCATTTCTTGATTTGTTAGTTTCATTTTTTCCTTTCTTTTGTTTCTGATCTCATCAGTTAGGGATTAACCCTAAGACCCCCTTAAGGGGGTTTCGATCTTAAGCAACTTTTAAACTTCTATTTAAAGCCTTTGTATGTTCTTTAATAATAAGTTTTAAATGTTTTTCTACATTTTGAGGTGTAATAGAAAATTCTGTATCAATTAAAGTTTTTCTATCTTCCCATGACGCACAACTTTCAACAATTACCCTTACATTTTTAGGCATAGAACGATCAAATTCAAAAGAATATAAATATTCAATATCCCCATGTTCCTCTGTTGTAAATTCATAAATCGGTTGTTGTGATCTATACATCGTAGCCTCATATTTTTGGTTTAATAAATTGTCCAAAAAACTTTTAAAACCATTACAATGTGCAAGTGTTGATGCTAAATTATATCCTGTTTCGGATAGGTAGCCATCACAATGACGGTATAACCAAATATTAGTTGAACCGCTTTTTATTAGTATATTACTTCTAGTACTCATTTTTTATCCTTTCGTTAATAAATTTATCCTACATTATACATGATATATGTCAAGCGTTATGTACTCTAAAAAATAAACTTTTTTTGACTTATTTTAGAGCTCTATTTATTCAATTAAAACGTGCATTATTCTAGTTTATAATAGTTCTAATTTGTAAAGTAATTAAAAGTCATTCACTTGCAATTTCAAGCCTCTCGCTTTTCGCTCAAACTTTCTGGTCCCTCGCACCTTGTTGCATAAATACAACACTGTTGCCTGGATGCAACAGTATCGAGAGACGGGAAACAAGAGACTTGGTGCACAACTATAGATTGAAAATAATTTAAATCAGTTCTTGACTTCTATATTCTCTCCTATATTCTCCTAGAATAACGAAAGGATAAAACAAATGGAAACTATAAAAGAAATGATTGTCTATTTAGAAGAAAATCAAGGCAAAATAGATAATGAGATATCTGATAATAAAAAAGCTCAAGAAATATTTAACGATATTGAAAATCTTAAAAACAAACTAGAAGATATTTCGTTAGATTAATAAATATTTAAAACCCTCTCGACCCTCGCAACTCGAAACAAGTTGCGAGGGTTTTTTTTATTCTAGGCCACTCGTTGCGAGTTGCTAGGATCTAGCCACGCAATAGAGGTACCAGAGCAAGGCCTAAAATATCTAAATTCTTTTATATTAAATTAGTTTTTTCGAGAAACATGTAACTAATACAAGTACAAATGCAAAGATTTACAGCCTTAACCACCCCAAAATCG